AAACTAGAAACGATCGGTGGAGATTTGTACATCCACTCCAACGCGACGTTGCCGAAACTAGAAACGATCGGTGGATATTTGTACATCCACTCCAACGCGACGTTGAGTGCTGATAAACTAGAAACGATCGGTGGAGATTTGTACATCCACTCCAACGCGACGTTGCCGAAACTAGAAACGATCGGTGGATATTTGTACATCTACTCCAGCGCGACGTTGAGTGCTCCAAACTTAATAAATAAAAATGATAAAACCGCTAAAATAACTTGTGAAAAAGCCCTAACATTATCTTTTAAAAAGAATGGTCTAATTAAGGTTGACGGCATTTTGTCATGGTTTATTTCTCGAAAAAAAATAAAGGATCTAATTATTTTTAAAATAATTATAGTCGGCAAATTGAAAATTTCGTTTGTTGTTCAGCGCAATGAACAATTCGCACACGGTGAAACCATCCAAAAAGCAATTAAATCTCTGCGCTATAAACTTACCGATCGAGACACATCTAAATTCAGGAAATGGATGGTCACGACAACGATTTCGGTTGATGATGCGATTCATGCCTATCGAGCCATCACTGGAGCGTGTGAGTTTGGAGTTAAAAATTTCTGCGAATCTATAGAGATACCGAAAAACTTAACGGTCTCAAAAGTAATTGAACTCACAGATGGAAAGTACGGAAATCAAGAATTTAGGAAGTTTTTTAAAGTTAATCGAGTCTTGTAGTTTTCGAGACTTCCTTTTTAGAGGAAGGAGATCTAAATGACCAAAATCGAACGTGATGAAATCAAGAGGCTTGCGGAAAAGGCGATGTCTCGACCGTCGGCTTTTTCTAATAAAAAGTGTGATAATGGATACTCAAATAAAGCGCTATTTCACGCAGCATGCAGCCCAGAAAAAATAATCGCGCTGATCGAGCAGATAGAAAAATATGAAGAAGCGTTGGAAAATATAAAAAATCGCAAGGGTGATTTTCCATACGCAAAATATATTAGATCGATTTGCAAAGAAGCACTGAAAGAGTTTGGGGAATGAAAGTAATATTTAAAATTATAATAGGATTCATAGCAAGCTGTGCTTTTTTGGGCATGCTATTGCCGGTGTGGTATGTAATAGGGTCTCTTTCTACTCAAGTAGAAGGTGACAAGATGTCGGTGGGCGCTGCGGCTTTTAGTATTTTTTTGTTCCTTGTTTTGCCGCTTTTAGTATTTTTTATTTATGCTCTCTATTCTCTTGGAGATTCTATTTTTAAATAAGATTTGCACAAAACGAGAGTCAAAACTCATCGGGCAAGATGAAGGTGGAATTGATGTTTATGGTGAATGGGTGTTAAATGGCTTGGATTTATTTAGCGGAATTGGAGGACTCACCATCGTTCTACACAATTGGGTCCGGCCAATCGCCTATTGTGAAAGTGATCGATACGCCCAGTCAGTTCTTCTGTCACGTATGTCAGAAAGAAGATTGCCCATCGCACCCATTTGGGACGACGTATGCACTATTCGCCGAGCGCATCTTCCCATGGGATTGGACATCATCTACGGCGGATTCCCGTGCCAGGACATCAGTATTGCAGGACATGGAAAAGGCTTGGAAGGAAAGCGGAGTGGATTATTTTTCGAAATCATACGACTATGTCGCGAGCTTCGACCAAGATTCGTTTTCCTGGAAAATGTCCCAGCTATCACTGTTCGAGGGCTTGATCGAATTCTCTTGGAGTTCACTGCGCTGGGGTACGATTGTAGATGGACGATTGTATCAGCCGCAGAGGTTGGAGCCCCACACTTACGCGAACGCTGGTTCTTACTTGCCCACGCCAATGGCGACAGACTACGGAACAAGGAACAAAAATGGGATATCCAAACCATCGTTGAATACAATGGCAAGAAAAAATCTTTGGCCGACACCAAAAGCAAACGATGCGGAGAAGGGCGGAAATTTCGATATCAACAACTCGAGGAATGGATTACCGGCAGCAGTAAAGAGATGGTCAACCCCTTGCGCGCGGGACTGGAAGGACAACGGGAAAAGCCAATCGAGTTTTACAAGAAACTCTCAAACACTTCTGACTCAAGCTGGTGGGAAGCTGAACCCGCAGTGGGTCGAGTGGCTGATGGGGTACACAATAGATCACACCGCCTTAAAGGATTGGGCAATGCTGTTGTTCCGCTCCAAGCGAAAAAGGCGTTCGAAAGATTGATGGGTATTAATTTATAAAAACAACCGGAGGACAAATGGAAGCTAATTTTTGGATTAAAATAATAGCAAAAAAGAGATATGGACGCACACAGTTCGCGCGAGCAGATGCATTTGCAAAAAAACCAACAATCAACGAAGATGAGATCGCGCTGAAAATCAGCATGACAATACCTGATGAAGTATTCGAAGAACCTGTTTTTGAGGCTAAGTTTGTGATACCAAGAGCTGTGAAGAATGTTCCTGAGATGCTCAATGTTGCAAAGCAAGTTGGCGACGCGATGTCAAAGCAAACAGGATTTAAAATTAATGTGAGCATTCCGCAGGAGGAGACAAAATGTTAGCAGATATTTTTGAAGAATCATATGAGGAAGTAAAATGATCAGCATATACACGTTGCGCAAAGCAATGACAAGGTTCAATAAAACAACAATCCAGGTCGCCGAAGAATCTGGCGTGAGCAAAAGCACTCTGTTCAGGTTCTTAAAGGGTAGGCCACTCAAAGATAAAACCAATAAGTTGCTCGAAGAATGGATCGATTCGCAAGAGGCATCAAATGCCTCTAAAATGCTCCAGAATCGCTCAGAATTGATTATTCGAAGTTTTGTACCGTAACTATCAAGGAGCTATGGTTTGACCACTATAAGGCTTTATACGTGTCGAAAGTGTGGATACAAGTGGGACACTCAAGACGCATTCTGGTATTGCATCGTATGCGGAAGCGGGCAAATTGATTGCATGACAAAGATCGCAGATGCATCAGAAAAATATCGGAGTAGTTCTAAATATGTAAAAACTGAGTTGTGGGGATCTGCCATTGGGCTTGTTTCTAAAATTTTTTAAAAATAAATATTGCCAATGTACAAATGTTCGGTTTATTAGTTTATTGCTATCCACAGTTCATATTCAAAAAGTTTGAGTTGCATATCCTGGACCTGGACGGATACTGCTGGGGGGACTTCGGACACGGACTGTGGATACTTTCTTTGTCTGGTCCCCCTGTTTTTTTTCGGATAGCGCGAGGAGATTCAAACAACGCTGCGCCATTCGTGATTGTTGCATTAATGCGGTGAGGTCTTTATATGCACACGTTGGAAACAGGGTCTTGAAAAAGATCTTTTGAGCGGGCGTGATCGGTGGGGCAATGCGAAGGCCCTATAAACAGTCGCTCTAGTGGGATTAGGTTCGTCATCCGAAATCCTGTGTCAAAGCTTGGGAACTCGTCTCAAAAGACAGGCAATGCTATGGCTCATGTTTCAGCCTGAGGATAGGATTTAATCATCTTATTTTCTTGGTTGGAAACGTGTGCCTTGCAAGGGAATCTGAACTCAAAGACAATCAATGCATTAAGGGGTTGAATATCCACATGACAGACCAAAACAGATGGAGAACAAAAAGAGAAAACAAGTGTGTGCCTCTTGGTGAAGTAGTTCATGGAATGGTCAAAGAAAAAAAAGATCAAGAACTCAAAGAATTGATGGAAGTCTGGGGAGTATTGTACATAGAAAAAGTTTACAAAGATTGGTTAGATAAAAATACTGTGAGGATTTAAATATGGGCGGCAGAAAAAGAGTTGTAACCATTCAGTGCGCTTCTTGTTTGGATTATTTTCCAAGAACGTGTTTATTTAGAAAGATAGTGTGGCGTGATATTGTCGATGGACCATTGGTTTTGATTGGAAGAGGTCCACAATATTTTTGTTTCTCATGCAAAGAGACTTTTGAGTTCGAAAATGACTAAACGCTGGTCTGATTGTTTGACAAAAGAACATCAGCTTCGAGGTAAAACAAAAAAGAGTCCTAGAACTAATGCGGTTCGATCACATTGCGGATTGCATAGCCATATGAGCGGAGCAGAGCGCGACTGCTGTCTTTATTTTCAAATGCTTGAAAAAGTTGGCTATCTTAAAATTTTAAAAGTTCAACCAAATGTTTTATTGACCGATGCAAAGATACGAGTGATTCCAGATTGGTTGCTAGAATTCAAAGATGGATCACAACGCTATGCAGATATGAAAGGTTTTGAAACCCAAAGCTGGGGAAGAAATAAACGACTGTGGAAGTTTTATGGACCATTGCCCATGGAAGTTTGGAAGAAAAAGGGCGATGTATTTTATATCAGCGAAACAATTGTTCCTGTTAAAGAGTTGACAAAGTAAAAGCATGGATTCAATATTCATTCAGGAGAAAACAAAATGGACGCATTAAACGCACCAAGACCAGCGAAGCAGCCCTGCCCACCACACAGAGTTCTTCCTAGAAATTCAAAACAAACCATTCGTGAATTGATTACTGACAACGAAACAAATATAGGCATGATTGGTTTTATGAAACAAATTGCGAAAATGAAGCCAAAAGGTCCATGGAGAGAGTATTTGACTTTTTTTGCTGCAAATCAATCTGGGGATGTTGATACTTTGAAACCAGAGATCAAAAAATATGTCTTGAAAATGCACAAAGATTTGAAATCAGAATGGACTAAAAATCAAACAGGAGAAGAAGCAAATGCCACTGAACAAAGGGAAGTCGAAGAAAGCGTTGAAACAAAACATCAGAACGGAAGTAAGGGCGGGAAAGCCAATTAAACAAGCCGTAGCAATTGCTTACGCGGTTCAACGAAAAGCTAAAAAGAAAAAATAACTAAAGAATTATCGGATGCTACGAACGAGACCTAAGATTTTCCTATCGACTCAACAGGTGGAAAAGGGACGAGTTCTATTGGATTTGGATAAAGGATTTATAAAATACAATCTTCCTGGGCACACCAAACAAGAACTAGAGCATATTTTAAACATGGAGTACAATAGGCTCGATAGATATCTAAGGCGAAGACAGCCTCTTTATGCTGCAAGAATTGAAAATGAAAAAAAACAAAGCGCAACAGTTGAGACAACATTCAACAGAATTATGCGCTATCAAGCTCTGGAAAAAGTAGAACAAGCAAGCGCCTATATAGCCTCAGGATTGTACTCTGGCGAATTCGATCGATGCATTATTTTTGGACTTAGCCATTCAGTAATGACTGGTGTAAAAATTTTTCTTCATAAATTTAGACCCACATTGCTGCATCCGGGATCTAGGCCGATAAACATAGAAAGAGCTGAAAAAGCATTTATCAGCGGGAAAAGACCGATAATTATTTTAAATATAAAAGCTGGGTTTGGTCTAAACTTACAATCCTCAAGCAGAGCATTTTTCATAGAACAACACATGGACATAGGAACAAATGTAAGAGCGGTTGATCAACTATTTGGTACTGAGCAGCAAGAAAGTGTTTATATAAAAAACTTTTGTTTGAAAGAACCACTAGACATGAAGCTAATGGAGCTTCTACGATCTGCTATGAAATGGCGTCTTCGTGGTGAACCGGACGAACTTCCAAGGGAGCTAATGTGAGTGAAGTAAAATTTGTTTTAAATCTGACTATCGAAGGATCTTCTTTGCAGGACATAGACGATGGATTGGTAAAGGCAGCTGGACAACGTTTGATGGCACGTCTTGATAAACCATTGAACATGAGCGCTAACACAATAGTTAAGGGTCCAGAAATAAAAGAGCTAAGAACTCCAGCAATGAAGGAACGTGATGCAGAAAATTCGAGGCGCGCGCAAGAGCGAAATAAAAAAATACGTGAAGAAAAAGCTGCCGAAGATGAAAAGATCCAACAACAAGAGGAGCAATCTCCGATAATCAAAGCCCTTCATGCTGTATATCTTAAAGAAGGACGTGCTGGAGCCGAAGAATGTCTAGCAAAATTTGGGGTTAAAAAATGCAGCGAACTAGCGGCTGATTTTTATGAACCATTTGTGCAATATTGCAATTCAAAACTTGAAACAACAGAGGAAAAACAAGATGGATCAAATTAGCCTTCAGGATTTAAAATTTTACGCGGCTCACGCGCTTTCTGGGCTTAGTTCAAATTCTTTTTTGATGTCACCAGACGGAAAGCTTCATTTATTGAAAAATAAGCTAACTATCGAAGGAATTGCGATAAACTCAGCTCTTTCAATGATAGAAAAAATTCATATAGCCAAACTTTCCTTAGATAAAATGGAAGAAGTTGAAAGAGAAATGCAGGCCAAAAATGTCAAACCAATAAAGGAGACCAAGTAATGGAAATCACAAAAGCGCAGGAAATCAATCTTGTAAATGCAATCAAATCACACCGAAGTGCTAAGGCCAGGGTAGAGGCGGCACAAAGAGATGCATATGCAAAGCTTGAGAAGCTTAAGGAGTGTTGCCAAGGCAATGGACCAGAGGCTCAAGTTTATGCAACAGCTTTTGAGCTTTTAGCAAACTGTCATATTCAACGTGCTGATGAAATTGAAGCGATGGAGGGATAATATGGGCAAGAAATGGATTCAGAAAGCAGGTATTCATAAGGGTGGGTTACATAAAAGTCTGGGTATTCCAGAGGGCGAGCACATTCCGCATGAGAAAATTGTTGAAGCGGCTAAAAAACCAGGAAAAGTTGGTCACCAAGCTCGTCTTGCGCTCACATTTGAAAAAATGAAACATAAAAAGAAGTAATTTCTAGATCGTGATACAATAAAATCAAGGAGACTATCTTATGGCATCTGGAAAAGAATATATTGGCAAGGAATCGGAAGAAAAGGAATCTGCGAAAGAACGCCGGAATGAAAAACCAAGCCAAGAACACCATATGAGCGAAAAAATGAACAAACCAAAGACTCCAATGAGTCCAAAAATGGACCATAAATCCGTTGAACATAGCCCAATGCCAGCACACAAAATGACGGATCATCCACTCAAACATTTGGAAAAATTCAAATACAAAAAGAAGTAGTCAGTGAAAAGTGTCACCAACTCGCATCATATCGGCGAGTTCCACGGCGCGCTCACCAACTTGACCGGCCCATGCGCTTTGCAGCATTTGATTCGATGCTTCAGAAAAATCTTTTGCTGAAACAGCAGCTATCATTTTCTTGAATTCCGAAAACTTCATCGGACCCATGTTAAATACCATTGAGGCCACCACATTTTGTCTAGAATCGTCTAATCCGTTAAACCATGGGTAAGCCTCTCGGCAATACGAAACAACCTTGCTCATGTCATTCTCAAGCAAAAAACCGGCTTCCTGATCAGAAATCCCAACGTCTTCGATGTTTCTCCCGGTTCCGATGGTTAGTTTTCCTTGATGTTCGCATTTGCAATCACGAAAAAACTTACCACAGCAATCAAAATATGGCCTTAACTCTAACCCCTCGTCTTTGATCAAAAGACCTCTTAAGCTGTCTCGATTCATAAAATTAATCCCTTAGATCTCGAAGATAAGCCTTAAGATTTGCCCAGCCCTGAGGATCAGTAGAAAATCCTTTGTTTAGTGCTAGCAGCATGGCCTCAGCACTTGGATATACGATGATCAGCGGATGAGCATCTGGTTTTAAATTCCCATCAGAATCGTAATCAGCCTGAAGATTGTAACATTCCTGCTCAAGTTTTGGGACATTATTTAAACAGATGTTGGTATTTGGACGCGGAACATTATTTTTACACCCGGCAAGTAAAAGCAGGAAAATACAAAGCAGATACCACGCTTCATTACGTTTTATCGAACGCATCGTGAGCTGCTTTCTCAATGTCTTCACCGGTTGTTGCTTTCTTTAGATCAGAAACGCTCGCATTAGCCTCAGCTGCGTTTGCAGCCTGACTTTTAGCCTCCGCTTCCTTTTGTTTAAGATAATCGCTTAAATCGCCACCAAGTGACTTTATCAACATGATGGCGATATCAGCAATGAGCGTAGCAAGCCAAGACATCTTACGATCCTTGTTTTGACTTGAAAAAACTCATGATCAATTGAAAAACGCTGTTTGATTCGATCGAGCTATTGTTGGCCAGGAGCTCGCAAATACCATAAAGAATTCCAAAAATAATCCCTGAATGAGCTTGTAAAAATGTAAGCATTTTATTTCCTCTTTTCTAATTTGTGAATACGATGTTCATGACTATTTATTTTTTCGATAATAACCGCAATTTGTGTGTTCAAACTTTGGACGTTCTTCGAAAGATCACTCAAAGATTTGGCACCCCATCCGATAATCATTATGAATAGGCTGCCAAGAAAATGCAAAGGCAAATGATCTAAAACAAACTGCGTCATTTGTGACATAAAACACTTTCCCCCACTACTCTTTACAGTATATGGCGAAAGGATGATTCTCGCCATGATATTTCGAAAGCAACCGCTTTACCGAACCATAGGTTCTTCTTATGCGAAAATACCATATTTTTGATGCAAGTCTCAAAAAGATACTTCGATCACCAACACTTTTTATCTTTATCCAAATAAGCTGTTTATCAGATGCATTTTCTTCATTAAAAAGAGCGTCAGATATTATCTCAAAAACAAGAGATGCGTGCTCCACGGCATTAATTATTTGTCCGGAGCAAAGCTTATAAAATGCGATGTTCCAGGTAAGTGAAACCGAACTAAAATAGAATGTCTTGGTATTGTTCATTATCCAATTATTTCTGTATCCAAAGCTGGTCAGGTTTCTGGCCGTCCAAGGATACCCAGAAAAAAGAGATGCGCAATAAAAAGAAATCAAATCATCTTTCGTAACTTGATCATATGAATTGGCCTTGTGAGCGATCATTCCATCTGGTCTTTGTAATCGAGTAATGCCATTTTCTATCTTAGAAACAACTGAGCTGGATTCTTTATTTTGTTCTGCAATTATTAAAGCAATTGCTCCTAATAAAATTGGATTTCCAGACGAATTGACCGATGGATTTGGTCTGTCCCCCACAAGACAATCTTGGTCTATATAAGGCTCCAGTGCCTCAAGAAACAAGATACCTCCTATTTACTGACCATAGTAATTGTAAATCTAGCAAGCCCAGATGTGTCGTTAGCATTTGAATCAGTATGTGCCCTAATCACATCATTGACCGCCAATATTTTGCAATTTGACATAACGTTTGGACCATCAAAGCTAGAATTTCCCGTTAGGGCAACAGCCACCATGTCTGCTGCGTTAATGCTTTGAATGGATGTAGTCAGCTGCGAAGAATTTAAAGAAATACCAACATAAGCAAGACCACCTGTATTTGCATCGCCATAGCTCATGCAATAAACTCCAGCTGTATTTATTGTAAAACTAGCACCATCCGTCGCACTATCGGCATATGTGATATCCGATCCAGTATTGATAAGAGTGGTTGTGAATCGACGAATTTTTGTGTTTGTAGATCCATATCCATTTCCGGCATAAAGAGTTACCTCTGATCGAGGGCCTGCTGCACCAGAACCATTTGATGCAGCGGTAATCCGACCCTTGGCGTCTACAGTTAAATTGGTATTTGTGTATGATCCGGCTGTTACTGCTGTATTTGCAAGAGTTAAAGCACCAGTGTTTGCTAGCGTAGCATCTCCGGACATTGCAACATCGGCTGGTTGATTTGATCCATTGCCAACATAAAAATGAGCGCTTGTTAGGCCAAGCATTTGAGATGCTGTTGCAGAACCGGTTAAGTCCGAAAACGATGGCTGTGCATATGTAAATGTATTTGGAGATGTAAAACCAGTGCAGTATTGATGAGACGGTGCGCTTGAAGTACTTAGCGTTGATTGGTATGAAAGGGCGGGAATATCTGCAGCAACCAATGATCTAAATGTTACCGGAGCAGATCCACCAGATGTTGGACCGGCCATAACTTTATTTGCTGGCTGACTAAGCTCTCCAAAATACCCAGCTTGGGCAGGCGCTATTAAAAAGCTTAAAAGGATTACCAAAAGTTTATTTAACATAATATGTGCTCCCATCTGAAATTACTGTAATGCTGTTATATTGAGTCGACAACACTTGAGTTGCCAAGCCATCTATTAAGTCGGACGAAGAAATACTAACCGTGTTTGCAGAAGAATCAATTTTCTTAAAATAAAAAACGTAGCTTTTGCCACCAGAATTTGCTGATGCCGCAGATGGAAGGGTAAATGTAAATGATCCTCCTGATGCGTCTCCTAGCATGTTTCGGTCAGTAAGTAATACCGTGTAGTTTGACGATTTTGAACTAACCGACTCAGCAAGTTGCAATGTACTCGGAGATCCAGAAATATTTGTAAAAGATGGTTGGGCATACGTGAATGTATTTGGTGCCGTAAATCCAGTACAAAATTGATTTGCTGGTGCGCTAGAAGTGCTAATTGGAGCCTGATAATCGGTTCCAGAAGATGCCGCACCTATTGCTGTTCCATTTCCCTTAAGAAGACCCGTTACTGATGTTGAAATGGTTAAAGTTGGAGTGGTTCCGCCGGAAGATGATCCAGCAAATCCGTTTGCGTTTGCAATTGAAATACTAGATACAAATCCAGAGGGAGGAGTTCTTGCCGCTAGTTGATCCAATGCAGCCGATACTGTTGTTGGCGACGGAGACCAGTTACCAGGAGTTGTTGGCGAATAAGAAACATATGGAGATAAAGAAGTAAGGCTTAAAGAATAGGCTCCAGTAATGCTACCAATCGCAGGAAGACTTCCAGAATCACTTAAAATAGTTGGAGTTCCGCTACCTGTTGTATGCCCAACAATAGAATATCCAATGTCAGAAATATTTCCAGAAAGCTCTAAGAAAAAACCACCAGAAACATCAATGGCAGTAGTATATAAATCAGCCCCAGTTATTGTGGCAAAGGCACTGTTTCCAGAATCTTTAAATGTCAATGTTCCGTAAATTGCGCGCGCTAAAATAGTGGACTGCTCAGCCTGAACTGTTGCTCCACCACTTAATCCGCCACCATTTATAAAAAGAGACGAGTTAGAAGAACCCACCCCCTGTTGTTCGAAGTCGATTAATCCAGAAGAAGCACAGTTGTTTAATGTTAATTGTATTTGTGTAGCATCATTTCTGATCCAAGTTAAGGTTTGAAAAAGAATGTTAGTTGCAGAAACAGTGTCATTTGTAACCCCACCAGAAATGGTAAGGCTCTGATTTAACTGAATCGAATAATCTGAAACTATATTGATATTAGCCGGACAAGTAATAGGACCGGCATCACTGTCGTTATTACCGCCAGAAATCTCAATGGTATATGGTTGATTAATTGTAGGAGAGATAGTGCTACACGCATGTTGAAGTGTTTTCCACGGGCTCTGAGATGATCCGGTTCCAGAATCACTCCCACTTATAAAGTCTACATAAACCTTATTTACAGAAAGAGGAATATCAGCAGCAGCGATTGCAGATGAACTTAAATTTCCAGAGGCATCACTTTTTACGTAACCTGCTCCAAGGCTTTTAACTTGAGCTGTTCCACCAATTACGGTGTTGCCATTTGTGCGCTGGACACTGAAGGTAGTGTTTCCAGAATTATCCTTATAATACATTTGTGTTGGGTCTGTTCTAAACCAATAAGCCCCACCAGCATAATACGGCAAAGTGCTTTCAACTGAAAATAAACCGAAGCGACCTCCTTTAATTCTGGCATAAGACCCATGCGACGCAGAAATGGGAGTTGATGTCAATTGTTCATCGGCATAAACAATAATACCTTCCGAATTTATATTGAATGGCATTCCATCCGATTGCCACGATCCCAATTCTATGGTTTGATCTGTTTGATAAGCCCAAATAGCGTTTCTAGCAAATGGATCGACATAATCAGTTTGAACCTGACCATTATTAATTTTTAAATTTTTATTTGTAGAATCATAAAAAAAGTTTGTGTTATCTTCCGTCAGGGTTGTTCCGCCGGCTCCGGCAAAGGGGACGCTTCCTGCAGTATAATCGCCGTGATTAGTTCCACCTTGGGCCGTGGTCGCAGTACCAGAAATGTCTGAAAATGCTGGTTGAGCGTAAGTAAATGTGTTTGGTGCGGTAAACCCTGTTCCAAATTGATGCGCAGGAGCAGACGACGTAGATAACACAGGTTGATATGAAAGCGCAGGAATGTCTGCTGCAGTAAGAAGTCTAAATGTCGGTGCAAGTGGGCCACCAGATGTTGGGCCAGCAAATACTGTATTATTGGCTTGAGTATTTATTGTGCCTGTCAGAGTTCCGGCTCCTGTTACCGGAGATCCGGACACTGTAAAAAGAGGACCAGTTAGAGAAAGCCCAACGCTTGTTACTACACCACCAGCAGCTGTTGCCTCAAGAAGCCACGATGTCCCATTCCACACATAAAGACCGAACCCGGTTGTTTCTAATCTCAGATCACCAACAACATTCCCAGAAGATGGGAGCGTTCCAACGCTTAGAGTGGGTGCCTTATAGTTTGGTGATGCAGTGTTTGGATAGTACTGACCAAATGCCATAGATCCGATTAATAAAAAAATCAAAGCAAATATTTTATTCATTGAGCACCTCATATTAGTTTGCATCCCACTGTCCACTTACGCCAACAGTAAATTGAACCGAATTCCCAGGATTCAGTGTAACGCTTGCAGCAGTTTCTACTGTATCGACACCATTTCCAAAAACAACAATATTGAATGTCTGTGACTTCAGATTTTTAATAGTTATGGATTGTCCAACCACAACCGCCGGAGGAAGAGTGTACGCTCTGTTTGCAGTAAGAACAGTGCCGCTTCGTACATATCCTGCGTCCGCTGGTATCGCATAGTTGGCATCACCACCGTTATAAACAACCACCGGAGATCCGGCAGGAAGATCAGCCGCAACAAGAGGTCTGAATGTTGGCGCACCAGCCGGACCAGACGTTGGCCCAGCAAAAACAAGATTTGCTGTTTGCGTTGTAAGCGATCCAGTTAGTGTTCCGGCTCCTGTTACCGGAGATCCAGAAACAGAAAACAAACTGACAGGAAGCGAAAGGGCAACGCTAGTTACGGTTCCACCACCACCAATCCCAGCACTGTCTGATAAAATCCAACCGTTTCCGGCAGGATTTATAATTGGAAAATATCCAGGAAATAAAGACAGATTACCAGGCAATTGCATTGAAAAAGATGCGCCATCACCATCTGCAAGTTGGACACACCGAGAAACCTCATCCTGCAATCTTTGAATCAAGAGAGTGACGTAATCAAATTGTTCTACAAGTGCAGACGATGAAATTGTTCCACCCTGCAACAATGCAAAATTTTGTTGCTGAATTGGCGATCTAATTACAATAATTATATCTGTAATCAGCGGAACATAAGATGAAAAAACAACAGTTCCGCCGCTCGCATAAAGACCCTGGTAATTTGGTGTTCCAGAGATGGTGTAGTCAGTATTTAAAACATATGGGCCGGTTATTCCACCGGCAATAGTGTCATATTTGTAAACGATTAAATCAGCCTGTCTGAAAAAATAATATGGGAATGAGAAAGAAGTTGACACTCCGTCCCCGGCAACAACTACTCTATTTGTTACTGATGAAACACCCATTTATTCCCCCTGATTTAGTGTACCACTATTGCGCTTTTTAAAATCAGAAATCATTTGACTTCCTTGTTTTGCTATAGATCCATACTGAAAAAGTATGGTGTCCAATAGCTGCCTTTTTTCAATTGCAGGCATTTTCGGATCATCCTGTATAATTTGATAAGTCTTTCTTGCAGTTGCCATGCCTTTTGAAATTTCGTTCAGATTTAATTGAAAGTCAGGATGCTCGTTTGCTATTTTCTGAGCAGCCTCAATGTCACCATTCTTGGCAGCCATCTTATATGTTTCCATTGCTCTATCTGCTTCTTTTTTTGCATCATAAAAGTCTTGAGAATATTGCGTATTAAATGACGGATATCGAACCAAAAATGAATGAAGAACCGGAGAGTCCTGCCACGGCTCCGCTTTATCAGAATTAAGAGCCTCAAGCCGTTTGTTTTTTTCTTCTTGAGACGCCGAAGACTTGTCTATCTCATTTCTTTTTTCTTGGTTGATAAGAGCATCTGCTGTTTTAAGCGCCCATCCTCCGGCAGTTCCTCCCCATGCATGAATATAATTTTCTATAACAATAGGCGATTGCAATGGAACATTTGATCCTTCTGGACCAATGTCTCTGACATATGGGACGTATCCGATAATTTTGGCTATCTGTTTTGCCGCATTGCTTGTGTATGGCTTATATTGCATTTCTGGAAGTTCTTTTTCCAGACCCTCATTTACAAGCGGCCTTCCGGTAAAGTTATTTTTGTTTCTCCATTGCTCTAGGACAGGCTGAATTATATTTGGAATTGGTTCTGGAATAATTGATTTTTGAAATGTATTTACAAAATCTTTAAATCTATTCGGATTTTCCTTGAAATAAGAATCAAGAGCAACCTCTGCTCCAGATCCAAATAAAATTCCTGGAGCCCATGGTTTTGGTAACCTTAGAATTGTGGCTGGTTTTTCTGGACCAGATTCACCGCCAATTAATTTTGTTACATTGAAAAGCCAGTATTGATCCTTCATCCAGTTTGGCTGTGATTGAATCGCTTCATCGTCTTTGTTTGCCGCATATAACATTGCAGAAACAGCGGTTAATGCGCTTAACTTCGCGATAGTACTTTTTGGATCTTCTTGAAACGCCTGTGCCATTCTATCCAGTGAATTTATGTGGGCACCAATAAATGCGACCCCAGTTCTAAGCGCAGACCTCTGAAGACCAACCTTTTGATAATCAGGAACAACTTCTCTAGATCTAAACGCAGCTTCCTCCGGTGAAGTTCCTTGCGCTATAGATTTCTTATATTCAGCAAATCTAGATGCATTGTCAGTGAGTCGAATAAATCCTTCTGTGGCTTCCATGGCAGTATGGACTGCATTCCATGCTAGACCATGTATTGGTGCCTCTTTTTCAGAACTCTCTATTACGTTGTCTTTCATATAAGAATCGTCTAGTCGCATAAACGATGAAGATGCGCCGCCATGATAAACCCAGTCTTGATAATCCTTGCTTTCCTTTCCAATCAATTCTTTTAAAACCATGGCCGAATCAAAAAATGGTATCATTCCAGTTTTTGAATAAACACCAGCCATTATTTGAGATCTAAAAAAGTGAGACAAAGCAAAGCCTGGATTTACAACTACACCAACCCTGGTCATGTTTGCGAATGTTCGCATTACCTTGCTCCAGGCATCAATTGATGTGAAGTCCCCGTCCATTCTCTTTAATGAATCGATAACTCCTGGTGCTCCTTCGTAAATCTTTGGTTTTCCATCAACCATTATTTGAATTTGATTATCTTTTAAATATGTGGACTCAGGTCTAAAAATATTAAATGCATCCGGATCAATTCCTTCAATTCCTTGTTTTTTTAACGCGGAAACAATTTCTTCAGAAGAGACCTCCCTTGGTAGCATGGTTTTTTTTACTTCTGTAAGATATGCATCGGGATTTTCTTCTCCGCCTTCTTCTAAAAGTTTTCCATCACGCATAGAATCAACAAACGAGTTTCTGATGTCATTTATCATTGCTTTTTTGATAATAGACTCAGTGTTTTTGTAGGTCTGTAGTATTGGGTCTAGAATATTTAAATCAGACCCATAAATTTTTTTAATAGCCGATCCACCGCGAACTTTTCCTGTATAAAAGTCAGGATCTTGAACTCTATTTAGTGGTATGTGATTTTGATTTGCCTCTTTTATGGCAGACAACGAATCATCGCTAATAAGTCCTTTAGCATTTGCAAAATCAAGAACTCTATTTTCAAAATCGACTCTTCTCTGATTTATTTCTTCAAACTTATCCTGTCCTTCATCAACAACTTTTTGCGCTTTTTCTCTATCAAAATCAGAGTATGGTGTTATCTTTCGGTCGTCTAGTTCTAGCGCTCGTTTAGCGATACCATAAGCTCGATATCCATTTATGTCACCATCTGGAATGTCTTTAAATATGGCATTTAGTCCCTCGCCATTTATTTCATTTGTAATTCCATCTCTGGTTCCAAATTCAGCAAATGATCTGACTGTGTCTGTGTGTGCGGCAAATCTTCTTCCCTTTTGATAAGCATCATCTTTCGCACTTATTTCAGCACCGTTTGCCTTTGCTTCTTTTAGCGCTGAATATAGTGGGTCTAAGTAGTCCTGATTTCTGGCATACCAATCATCAAATTTTTGGCCAAATTCTTTATTTTTGGGCTCTTCACTGATTCCAATTTTATCTAGAATCTCTTTTGCCTCCGGAGATCTTTCGGCAGAATCAATGGGAGGTATTTTACCAACATCTTCCTTTGGAACTAGTTCAACTTTTGGAGGCTCACCAGTTAACTCCTTTGTTGGAGTCTCACCTTCTTTTGTTGGTGCCACATCTTTTTCAGACGGCGTAATCCTCAAGTCTGTTGGTTGTGCTTCTTTTGGTGTTGAGTTATCGCCAGCCAAAATGTCTTGTTTAAGCTGAACGTCTTGTGATGCCGCAGTAACAACATCTGCAGGTGTTTGTCCTGTCTCTGAATGAATGTTACGAAGTTTTGGTACAACATGAACAATTCCATGTATACCGCCAAGAACAAGTGCTCCATCTAAAAAATCATCAAAATGCGGCAAATGTCCTTCTAGTGCAGATCCAATGGTTGTCATTGATCCAAGCTCTGCTGCGGTTTTTGCAGCAGTAGTTAGTGCCGGACCAGCAAAACCCTCTGTAATAGTTTCTGCGGCGCCACCAGTTGCTGCGGTTGCAACTCCTGTTATCATTCCTTTTGTATATTCCCATCCCGAACCCACAAGCCTATCAACAAAATCTGATGCATTTTTTATGTCACCTTTTTCATAGTGATCCATTAAAAACTTTCTGATAGCTTGAACGGCACCAAATCCTGCCCCCATCCCTATTGGTGTTTCTGGACCACCGGCAGCAACGCTTGCTGCCAAAAATTGAGGAGCATCACCAATCATTTGTCCTGTCTGGCTCATTACGCGCATGGCGCGTGATGCATTCTCAGGAAGAATTGTTGTTGGTGCTCCATGAATAATTAGTCCAGAAGTAGAACCTTGAATTCCAGCAATAAACGCTGACATAAAATTATCTGCATAAGATTTGTTTTGTGTTGCTCCAGACTTTTCTTGTGACGAAGAATAAACTTTGTGCGCGTCTAAATTTTTTTGTATATAATTCTTGGTTGCAGACATGTCTGGTTCTGGAGATGCCGAAGGAACTATTCCCATTTGCTCATCCGTCATTGCATCCGGCTTTGGCGATTCCATCTGTGCATCAGTAAGTGCTTCACCAGAAGAACCCATCTGCTGGTCTGTTAGGACATCTGCCATTATTTATTTTCCTTTACCGGATACCATTTTCCATCAGAATCATTCCTCTGCCTCATAATCCCGTCTGGACCTTTCATAATTCTTGGCCGATTAACTGTCTTTTCAGTTGTACCCTGTTGTTTGGTTTCCTGAGAACCTTGTATGTTGTATTGTCCTCTTATTTCGTCTGCTTTTTGCTTTATAATATCAGCAGGTGTTTGCATATATTGTTGAATGTTTTTTCCAAAAAAGTCAGGCGAACTAGGATTCAAAACAGAATCAACAGACTTTCCATTGTTAACCGCACTTTGTTTTGCTTGCTGCAATGCATTTGTAAACTGCATTAATTGAAGCTCACCACCAGCATATTTTTGTCCGCCATTGGCAGAGTTTATTTTTTCTTTTGCAAATTCTATTAATGATTTTTCGTTTGAAAGATTTGCTCTTCCTTGTGGTGTTTTATCAAGCATTGTAAGCATTGTCTTATAATCATCGCCAGTCAAACCACGAGATGTCTGTTTCATGAGTTCTTCCGGTGAAGATATCTGACCATTTAAAATTCTTGAATTTATATCGTTATAAACAGTTGGTGGTGTCGAAGTTTGTCCTTTTGCAGCAAGCCTTGCTATTTCAGCATTTGATTTAAGCATTGCTTGAGTTGCTTCCATTGTCATACCAAGCTTTTGAGCACCAGAAATAATTTCTTTTGTAGAAAGAGTTCCAGCAGCCATTTTTGGAACAATACTTGTTTGCCAATTCTGTATCGCAGCTTCGTTCTGAATTTTTTGAACATCTAAAACACGATTACCTTCGGTTTGTGCAGCATTAAAGTTTGCCCTAGATTGCTTTATTAGGGCCGCCTTTTGATCAGCATTAAGATAATCATCAAGAAAGTTTTTACCTGTATCTGGGTCGACATGATTTAAAAGACCTTCGACAGCATTATACCTAGGATCTCTTGGATCTAATTTACCACCGCTTGAAACCATATCACTTACCACGGCATCAAAGCTTTTTTGCATCACACCTTTTACCATGGAATCAGCTAATAGAGTCTGGTCCTGCTTTTTCATTGCCTGAAGTTGAGCAGGATTTTTATTCATGTTTGGGTCATTTTCGTATCCATTGTATTTTTCATCAAGGGCACCCATCTCGTTTGCAAAAGTTCCTGGAGATGGATCTTGCATTACAATATTTGATGAAATATTCATTGCATTGGTATGGGACGCTACTTCGTTTGCTCCAGCAATTTGCGCACTACCTTGTGCTGCCCAACGGATTAAAGAACCTCTGGTTCTGCCCGATGCGCGTTCAAATTCAGCTCTGCCGCGAGGTGTGCTAAACTTAGATCCAGCATCACTTGCCCAGTTGTCATAATCATCTAAGAGCGTATTTTGATCCAAAATTCCGCGCTTTGTTTCGTCCTGAACTCTATTAAAAAAATCTGCCTTTGTTCCAGCAACCTGCTCTTGTGCGTCAGCGGCCTCCATCATGGAAGCCCTATTTTCTAAAACATTGGCGGTTTCAGTAATTCCCCTACCTAGCTGTTCAACGCCTTCTCCAAAACGATCAACAACATTTAGATTTGCGCTGGCGCCGCCTTGTGGTTCAGCAGCGGATTGTTCTGGTAAATATTCTTGTATTCTAGCCATTACATGCCTAACCCTTCTTGCTCACCTAATAATGATGGGTTTAATCTATTCAAATTTGTTTTAAGAGCATCGTTTTCAGAAGAAGTAAGATCAGCAGAAGTCATTGACGTTGGATTTTCTGAACCAGTTCCGCTGGTAAGTATGCCCCCAGCAAGAGATGAACTGCCACCAAGAACACTGCCAATCGCTGAAAAATAACTTCCTTCAAGAGCAGAGTTTCCACCAAATTCATCTAGTGACGCCTGGTTTTCATGGTTTATTGCGTTTATTTCAGATCCATGAATAATATTTTGACGATCGAGCTCAGCGTTCATTGCTCCGGCCATTAAAACAGATTGTGCAGAGGTAGATCCAGATGTTATACCGGCGGCACCGTACGCAGCGGCTGCCCTACCAAGCGCTTGTTTAGCAACCAATTCCTGTCTAAATGCATTGTATTGTCCAGCCTGAAGCGCTTCCTCGGCTTGAACGCGTTGCATTTCTGCCTGAGCATTTAAAGTATTGGCGGTCATGCGACCCTTTAAAAGTGAGCCACCAGCACTAACCAATCCTCCGATTGAACTTACTGCAGGCATTGCACCGGCCATTATCTGCCCCCCAGATAAACCATAAGACTACAATCTTCGCCATTTGGTAAAAATTTTATAGCGCGTTCACATTCGGTTATAAATCCAAGCATTTTTGCTCTACGTATTCCGATTTCGAAATTACATGGAACCGCAATTTCAAGCCTATTATAAAATGGCGCAACATCATTTAAAAATGACTTAATTCCTCTAAAAATAGGAACAAAGTACTCTTTTGAGTTTTCATCAAAAACAGTCCAAAGATATCCTCTTCCATTCCAATATGGCACTATTCCACCACACACAACTGGTTTTCCATTTATCATACCAGTAATTGATGAAAGTTTTTCAAGAACATCGAAGTCAACTGTTTTAAAAAATTCAACATTATCAGAGTTTGATTTTTGATTAAGCATCTCACTAAGATGTCCTCTTTTAAAGGCTACCTTCTCAAACATCGAACTCCTCCATAAATGAAGTCAAAGATTGAATGCACCCAGGAAGGGCCGAGTTCATTTCAATGCATGGCTGACTATCGAAATCATAGGCACTTTCTAATCCTTCTCTTATCATTCCGGAAAATAGTGGCATTGCTTTGTCTGCCTGGTCAACATCTGCTTGTGAAAATTGAACAGGAATCAAATTATTAAAACTAGTGCCAAGAGACAAATCGCCGGTTCTATATAGTTGCGCTGCAAGTCTTGTAGTTCTTCTTGTTTTTCCAATTGATGTGCCATCCGGAGATCCGGCATCCGGCCTTAGGAGTTGAATCTGAGATTTAAAACCGTATCCAAGTTGAACTTTTGCGGCAGGAAATGGAAGAGTTACCGAACCAGAATTACTTACAACAAGGTTTCCACAAATCCCACCATCTAAAAGAGCTGAAATAGTTTCATTTTCAAGCCAGGCAATACCAGAAATTGTTGTAACTAGTTTTGCTGCCTGTCCACCAGAAACATATGGGCTTACAATTCCACCATCACTAGGATCAACTGGAAGTGTTGAGATGGGATTTCCTTCAAAATCAAAAAGCTGAAACGTGTTACCAGAGATGCCCTGAATTATAAATTGATTCCCATTTACTACACTTGTGGTTGTTTGGTTTCCATTAGAATCGGTTAGCGTTTTTGAAACACCAACAACATCATTTATGGTAATATGATCACCATTACTAAATGGCACCGGAACACTTATGTTTACAACAGCAGGAACTGCTGCAGTTATATTTGTGATCGTGTATGGACTATAAAATGTTCCACCGCAGTCCAATTGGAAGGCATCGTCCTGTGACACAGAGTCATCAAAAATCTTTGTCATGTATTCGATGCAATTTACGGTAGATCCATTGATGTATCTTTTTACAACAATCCAAAGTTGATCAAATGTAAGGTCCGGAGCGGGGATAGATGCAATTGAAAGTGCGGCCGGGATTGTTCCAGATGCATCAGATCTACCGCCAAGATGATGTGGCATCCATCCGGCGATAAGTGAAAGGTCATCTCTGTTGTAAATCATAGAAATCAATGCACCATCTGATCTTACGGCCCAAATTATTGGATGTGTTTCTTTTGTAACTGCCAAAACAGTAACTGATGGAATGGCTATTTGCTCTGAAAGTTCAGTCAAATCTATTGACCTAAATGTTCCTGCCGCAAAAAAGAAACTCATTTCTCTTATTTTTCGTCCCGCCCTTTGAACATAAAGAGTTCCATTTCCAATCTTCACTGGATTGATGGAAGAACTTCCAAAAAACGATGTCTGCTGAGCATTGAAGTTTGTTGGAGTAAGCGCATCACTTGTAGAAGATGGTGTCATTACCCATTCAGAAACATAGGTAGCAGCCAGAAGTCCCTGAGCTGTAGAAGACATCCACTGGATAGAATTTAGATCGGTTGAGTTTAGTTGAAATGAAAATGCATTTTTATCTGTTACATTCAGCGTTGCTGGATCAGATGGTGCAAAGTTTTCATAATTTCCAACTTCACTGCCGTCCACTTCTTGTGGGGCTCCGCCAGCACCACCCAAAACAAGTCTATCCTGATGAAATGTTCCACATCTTGGAAATCCAAATCCAGGAGAATATACACCAAGTTGCCAAGTTGTTGCGACTGTATTTAATACGACACCATTAAGACCACCAAGAGGAAAGTTTATTAATGCCTTTGCTGCATTTTCAAAGCTTGCGAGATATCCATAGAATCTAACAGTTCCAACAACAAATCCCATTATTCTGCCAGCATCTGGTATCAATACTCCGGTTAACTTTTGTGCCAATGCTGACGTCGCAAATAAGGCTATTCTAGAGTTTCCACCAGAAACATATGCATTAGTAAAAGTAGATGCCACTAACAAAAATGTTGTTGTAGAGGTAACTATGATTTGCCAAGAAACAACTGGCGCCGCAGGAAGTGTCACCGAGTCCCAATTGTTTGCCTCTGTAGTACCAACTATTCCGCTGATAAAAATACTCTGTCCCGTTTGATATCCATGTGCAGCACTAGTGGTTATCTGAATTTGACCAGAACCACCGGGGTCCGTTACTGCCCCACTTATTGTTGCTGGTACAATATTTACGTAGTTACCGCCAGCAAGCGTAAACTGATCCACCACTACGTTAGTGCTGTCGCCTATATTCTGATAAGTTTGTAAAGGAAAATATGGTCCATCCTGAAATGTGCATTCGGAAAGTTTCCAAGCTGTTTGTGTTTGCCTTTGAAGTTTATATGGTACGTACTTTGGGTGAAATAAATAAAGAGTATCTGCATTTTGAGCGTACCGAATATCTGCAAGATCTGCCTGAAGATATGGTGTTTGAATTTCTAAAATTGTTCCATTTGCTATAGATGCTGTGGTGATAAAATTGAACTCACCTTGCTGCAAAGAAAGCGTTGCTCTAGAGGCATAAAAAAGACCAATTGGTCTTGCAAATTGATCCAAATATTGTGGCCCATACGTTGGGTTACCAACCACTTTATAAGAAGAGCCAACGGTCACTAGCTGCCCATTATTTGCATAAAATCTGACATACTGATTTCCAAATTCCAGCATATATGCTTGGGTTTCGGAAAATTGAAACGGGATTAAAATAGGAGGTGTTGAAAGCTTTGACTGCGCACAAAATTTTGTTCCAGGTCTTCGAACAATTGGACCCTGCAAAAGTGGAAGCGCGTTTAGACCACTTTGAAGACCTTTTTTGTATCTTGGATTATCTGCCTGACCAAAATAAAGCGGGCTTACCACACCAGAGGAAAAGCTAGACTGAAGTACCGCAGCCTTTGGCATGGTTACATCCTCACTAGAATGTAGGAATCAATCGGAGGCTGTACTGGTTGTTCCTCAAATGAATTTCGTTGTTTTGCCTTTGCCATGATTTCCTTATAAATCTGACCAAGCGCTGCAAGCTTTGTATTGCTTTGAGTAAGCTCTTCACAGGTTTCAATTGCAAGTCTTGCCGAAAGAGCCTCTGCAAAACAGGAATCAAATGAATTTTCTTGTATGTCGTTACTAACATACCTAAACATTAATGGCGATGGTGAATTTGTTGCAATGGCCAGCCCTTGATCAGCGCCCATTTGTTCTATTTGCCAATCATTGTATTGAAGTCCTGAGTTTGGTTGTACTGGAGGAACTGGAACTGCTCCAAATGTATAGTTTGGATTCTGATCTGGCGGAGCTAACATCAAAAAATCACCGGGAAGTGGGAAATAATTTCTTTTTCCAAATGCTGGCTTTATTGCAGAAGCTGGAACAATCACTCTTTGAATTGAGAAGCTCCAATAGTTTTCTCTTAAAACACTTTCAAGAGTTGGTTGATACGCACGATTCATAGCTCTGGCGCCACGATCATTGGCCTGCAGAGAGCTTATCGGTTGATATCCTAAAAGCTGAAGTGCTCGATTACAGATAGAAGTTTTGGTTGTTGTACTACCCATTTAACCTCCATCATATTAGCTATAAGGCACTGTGACAAGATCTGCGTACATTGCAGTTGCAGTTCCTGCGTTCATAAAAAGCTGATACTGGCCAGAAGGCAAATCTAGAATATAGACGCCATTTGTTGTTATGGTGACAATATCTATTGCTACACCACTTCTTGGTACAAATTGAAGTTTTGTTGTCGTTGGATATGATGTCGCGGTAATAACAAGAGCCGCATGACCACCAACAAATGCGGGTTGATTAGCCTCTGGCTGTTGTGTAGCTGGAGAACCACTTGAGTAGTTTGTAACTAATCGAATCCCAGCAATTGCCGACATTATTCTTCACCGACCACAGGAGGCCAGTTATCTCTGATAATTTTTTGCATGAAAAGATTCAAAATAATCAAAACCTCTTCTCGGTAAACACCGCGAGATGCACCAGAATCAGTAACTGTATTTGCAAGATTCACATTTAGCTCGACATTGTTAGCTGTTACAGCCGGACCAGGTTGTGTTTCCACAACTTGATCCAGCGTATAACCAACATTTGCACCGTAAAGAATGGTTGCCATTTGACTCCCTTATTACGATTGATACCGAACTTTTAGACCAATATATTGCTGTGAAGCAATGGCCGTCGAAACCGTGACACAGATATCAAGATCCATTCCTGGATCAGCCGACAAACCGATTGCCTGCCAAAGAGGTTGCTCTTGCAATGCAATGGTGTTGGTTCCAGACTGATTGATGATATCCGTTGGACCACCTGCACCCACAACCGAAAGAGCCGAAGCAAAGAATGCTGCTGAAATCGCAGTTCCTGCGTCAGATGGCATCGGATGTTGCCCATATGGTGCGATCGGAAATGGTTGATAGTCTGGCCAGTAAACACCTACGTTTACAGCAGCAGCGCCACCAAAGGCACCATTTTGGATCAGAACCGAACTAACCCGTGCTCGTGAAGGCACGGTGCATAGTCGGTAAATTGATCCAGCACTATCTGCGTTTGTCACGCTTTGAACGAAACCTTCAGATTCTTTAAACTCCCCACCAGACACCAGGTTGTCGGTTAAAACCTTAGGAGTAGCATCTCGGTTTGTAATTAAGGTCGATTTTGCACTTTGAACAGCCATTTTTTATTCTCCTAAAATTAATGAGCCCAAATTTGAACAACTTTTTTCTCTTCAAGGCGTGTGGCGCCAAATGTTCCCATGACGTATGCCTGATATGGGAGCGAGCGAAGATCTTTTCGCTGACTCACATCAGTCATGATGTCCTGCCACAAACCACAATAGGCACCAGACTTTGCCCACAAAGGAACAGCCGTTGAAGTTCCGCCGAGATCATCGGTTCCTGTATTCAACAACTCTGTGTGGATGAAGTCTATTCCAAGGAATCTTGTGATCTTGCCCTCAACAAGCACTGGGTGATCATTGAATTCATCGCTGATCACTTGAACTTCTTGAAGCAGAGAATCGTGGTTTGCTGCGTTAATTGCGCAGAAGATTTGGTCTGCATCGAGGTCGACTTCGTTTTGCATCAAAATACGTTTTGCATAACGAAGTTTTGCAACCGTAAGGTTTGTGCTTGAAGAAGCGCCCTGTGCCACCGTTACAACTTGTGAGGAAGGCAGAGTTACTGCGGTTCCACCATTGTTTCCGGTGTAGTTTGTGCCAGTCAAACCCTGAATAATTTGCTGGTCAATCGCACGACCAAGAGCATAAACAGCGTTTGTCACGTAACTTGACATTGGATCGATCAACAAACGAAGTTTGTCGAAGCTATCCAAAAGCTGACCCAAGTCGTAATCATTTGGAAACACCCAACGACGATCAGTCGGTGCATCTGTGATTACGATCGGTTGATATCGGCCTTCAACAAGGTTTGCGTTGATGGCGCCAAATTGGTCAACAGGTGATGCCTGCGAACCAACATGATTTCCGCTCATCACGGCTTCACGAAGCCTTGAGCCCTTTTGTTGAAGTTTTAATTGGATGTTCGAGCTAAACTGCTCGACATAAAAAAGTGGTATGCCACTATTGACACCAGCCATGAGATAGCCTCCTAGAAATAAACCAATGTTTGTTTTCCTAGATGGCTTGTCCTTTTGGGGGCCGATCTTGCAGCTATTTAAGGTTTAGCTCAACCGAGGTCTTTCCCTTCTGTCTGTTCGGCCCAGTGGGTTATCGAACTTAAAATCAATTGTGCATGATATTTTTCATCATGCAAGAACTTTTTTAAATATTAACCTGACCAGGATATGCCTGTTCATGCAAGCGCTTCCATTTTGCAGCAGCTTCTCGGTCACCGCTTTGTAATCGATTTGCAAAATCCTTGTCTGAAATCAACTCTTTAATCTGTGCCTTGGCATTCACAGGCTCAAGAAGAGCATCTGGTCTTTGACCACCAATATATGGTGCCTCACCCACTTGTTTACCAAGCTGATGAAAAAGTTTTGCCGCACGATCATGGCCAAGAATTGATTCAAGCGCAGTAACTTCTTCTGCTTTAACTCCCATGGTTCGAATCGCTTCTTTTGCAATTGTAAGATTTTGTTCGTATGCAGCCCCCCAATCTTTTGCAAGAGCTTGTTGTTGGTTTTTTATTGTTGCACTCGCAGCTTCTTTTGCTGATGTAGTTTGTGATGCGATATAATCATTCCAAGATGAAGTAATTTTTTCTGCATCTGCTTTTGGTAATCCAAGTTCATGAAAAACACCTCTGAAATGATCTAACAATTTTGGATCAGCACCTTCTTTTGGTGCCACCAAATTGTAGTCCTTAGCTTCTTTTGGTGCGCCAAGGCTTTCTCGGATCGCACGACCTTCCGAAGTTAATTTTCCTTTTTCGTCATAAAATTTTTCTGGAAGTTTTAAGACTCTATCTTTTGGAACTCCAAGAAGTTTTTCAGCTCCACGGTATGATTCAACTAAATCTGCCGGAGATTTCCAGCCTTTATTTCCGACATATCCCTTTAAATCTTCGCTTAATCCACCCAGCCAATCTCCTGTACTTGCGCCTGAGTTTACGGCAGTAGGAGTTTCGTTTCCTTGCCCTCCAGTCGTAGCAGCTTGGGCAGATCCCATCAGTGTTGATCCAGTCGTGGCAGAACCTGCAGTGCCTGATCCTTGTCCGGTTCCAGCAGCTTGTGGTGTCAATGTTGTTGCTGTGCTCATGTGTTTTCTCCTCTGGAAAAAGTTCCATTTTTATTTTTTATGTTTTTTTTCTTCACTTGCTCTAAAAATAATTCTTTGTTTAAGTTCATCATAACTGCATCTAGCATATTCATTTATTCGAAGATAAACTTCGCGTCTTCCCTCTAATACTGCATGAACTCTTGCATCTGGATGAAAGGTTGTTTGATCGGCGCGACAAAATCTTTTTAAGTCTTCTACTACCATATTAACAAACTGAGAGTTTGTCTCAAAAACCCTGGCATATGCTTGTTGAAGTTTTTTAATATCGTCCTCAATCTTTGACTGTGGTGCCTCAATCACTGATTCATAGCTCCTGGATTACCTTGATTTTGCTTTTGTGGAGCAAGCTTTCCACCAGATGCCACATGAGCTTTAACCATCGCAGCAGCAGCGGGAGCGGCTTGAATCGCTTGCTCTACTTGTTGTTGTTTTGCACGCATAACCTTTATTTTCATAACATCCTTTGCTGATCTAATCCAAGCCTGTGGTGTACCAAATATTTCTGCCATCTCAGGAGCTGCTTTGTCAAAGTCAATATAGTCGAGATACGAATTATCTCCAGTAGCATTTGCAACTGCCATCAAAGCCTCAACTGTTCGCTGAGCACCGGCTGCCCATTCAGCTTTCATAGTTCTTGAAATCGGAGAGTCATAGATGATCTTATATTCGCCTTTTGCTTCTTTAAGAAGTCCTGGCATTGGATCGATAAGGCCCTGTCGTGACAAAATGTCAAGTTCACGATCAATCATTGGTCCAAGATATTCTGACTGTTGCCTTCCAATGGTTGGCGCCAACAAAATTCCTTTTTCTCTGGTTCTTTCCAGAACCTCGGTCGCAGTCATTTCTGGGTTTTCGGTAAGAACCTGAAACAAAGAAATCAAAAAAGTGTCATTGATGAGATTTCTCTCATCATCCATCAATTCTTTACCAGCCTGGACATTGCCTGTAGGTAGTGGCTGAACAAGGAGACGTCCATCTTCCGATATGCCGCCAGCGTTGATAGCACCTGGAAGTAGTGAGAAACCATCGATGATGCCATCATTTGCTGCGAGTAATACTGGATCAGTAACTCTGTGCCCTTGCTTAAGCATTGTCTTTTTTTGTTCATTAAGAGTTTTAAGTGCAGGCAAAATATCCATAGCAGGAGAACGGCCATAAGTTTCATTGGGTGCCTGGAAATAGCGTGATACAGCGTAAGGAAATGTTCGGTAACCACCTTCTTTATATCCACCTTTTGGCCAACAAAGTTTTCGCCCTTCAATAGAAACGTAATACGATACAAATGGCATTCCCTTATAGTCTTTTCGCTCAGGATCTTGATCAAGCCTTGGCTTAACCCAGTGAAGGAAAAAAAACTGACGCTCTGGAAATCTATTCATGATCGAGGTGATATTTTCAGGGCAGCTATCACCAAACCAAATATATGCCTGACGCGCGGTAAGCATAAAGTGTCTGCACACGGAATCAATAAGTCCTTGATGGTTTTCTTGGAGATAGCATTCACCAAGATGGACGTGTTTATATCTGATTCCTTTTCGTCCGGCAAAGTCATCGATAAAGTTTAGCCCAGTTCCATATGCTCCAAGGGATAGGTATTGACCCTGGTTTTGTGAGGCAAAGTTTGCATTTGGCGCATATCTGTAGTGGAAAAGTTTTTTTGTCGTATTTTCAAACCAAAGTTTTACCGCTCGATCCTTGTTGATGTCGTCATCAGAAGCTCGTAGCTGATGCCAGAATTGATCTCTTGGAGTAAGAAGTGAGTCTAATATTGCTCCAAATCGCTGAAGAGCTACAACTCCGGTTGAGTCATAGACTTCAAAATTTCGTTTGTCTCCCATTTGATTGAGCTGAGAGAAGTTTTGAAAAAGCCAGGATTCCATCGGAAATATTCGTTGTGCAATTTCTGTCCAATGCGACGCCCAGTTTCCGCGAAGACCAAATAGATATTGCCATTCCAAAATCAAAGTCGAAGCCGTTTCATCATCTTCTTGGGATTGATGTTGAGATCCTTTAATTGTCGGTGGCTGAAAATTATTTACACCATCCATGTCATGCTCCTGTCAAAAGACTTGAAGTAGTTGTGGGTTCATCAGTAAGTCCACTTGGTGTGGTCAGCACAGATGCCGTAGATCTTGCATTTTGTTCTCTAGCAAGTTCGGATTGAATTGCTGTTGTAGACGCTAATGCTGGGGTAGCGGGCTGTGTAATTGGTTTTTTTTGTTCAGGAGGCGCTGGATTTAAGAGTTTGGAAATATTACCACCTTCAAGTCCACCAACTGCGGCCCCAAGTCCAGCACCAATTGCGGTTCCAATTCCTGGAAATAAAAGAGTACCAACCAATGCGCCTTCTCCGGCACCAATACCTGCTCCAGTAATATTTGGCGAAACACCTGACATTATTTTTTATCCCCGAAAATGTTGTAATCCAAGCCTTGTGCAATTCTTGGACGTCTTGATCTACTACCTTTTGCCGATGTTAAGTCTTTTCTGGCAATTTTACAATGAAAGGTAAGAGCAAGGGCATCTGCGTGGTCGGGGGATTTTATGCCTCGTTTTTTCATCTGCTCCTTGCTCTCTAATTTTATCTTATCTTCTTTTCCAAACGGAGACCACTCCGGCGCACAAAGATCTGTCAAAAGTTTGGCGTTTGCATCAATCATACCCCCGGATAGCCATTCTCGCATACGCCCCCAAAGTTCGGTGCGATGATCCCAGTATTGGGCATCGGTAGAAGCTGTGCCAAATCCAACCTCAAAAACACGGTATCCCATTTCCTTTAAGCGATCGATAATACCTGCTCCAGCACCAGCATCAATAAAAACACCATCTGGATTGTACTCGTCAATGAGTTCAGCACACTTGTTTGCAACATACATGTTATCTTTGCCAAGCATTTCAATCGGAGGAATTACTCTGGCATCGCGACCACGTCGAAACCGTATAACGGTCGCATCGGTTCCATATCTAGCTGGGTCGCATCCCATGACCAAAGCCGCGGAGTCATCGGATCGTTCAGAGCTACGATAGCGAGCCTCTGTGACAAGTCCTCTTGGCATAAACTGGCGTTCGGATTGGTTTGGGAACTGACCAAATACATGAATTTTGGCTTCATCACTATTCTCCCCATATTTTGCAATAATTCCTAGGTAAAGCTCTTTATCAGAATACTCAGTTTCTATCTGCATTGCATCAATATTTTGAGTTCGCCAAAACTCACGGTGTTCGTTAAAGCAATCATAAAACGCGCCAGAGTTTCGACGTGGGTTAGAAAACACGATCCAGAACCGATAAAGAGTCTTTTCGGTAAAAAAACCATCGGATTCTTTCCAAATCGGTGTCGGAATACCGGAGGCTTCGTCAAATATCAGCATAACCCCAACATCCGAATGGATACCTGCAAATGCCGCCGGATTGTCCTCATCCCACAAAACACCATGTGCATAGTAATAGGTCTCATCGATCTTAAGCTGGTCTTTTAATGCTTTTGCAAACCAAGCCGATGGCATTAGCTTCTTCGTGATTCGATCAAACCAGTACCCATTTATTGCCAAGGTGTGCCATTTCCCGATTTCCGCAAACGTCTTCGATGTCAGCTGATCATCGGTATTCGCTGATAGCTGTGTAGTCGATCCAGGATGGCAGCTAAGCATCCAAAGCGAAAGCCATGCCACAAGTGCTGACTTCCCAATTCCACGTCCTGATGCCACCGCCAGACGATAAACAGTGGGCGTTTCACCTCGCAGCACCCTAGCCTTATTCTCAGCAATGTGTTCTGCGATCTCCGTCAATATCTTGACTTGCCACGCAGCCGGTCCCTTATACTTCTCAAGCCTTGTTCCCTTAGCCCCCCATGGAAAAGCATAAAGAACGAAATTAAGCGGGTTATCACGCACACTAGGATGAAGCATACGCTCGAGTATTTTCTGGGTTTGCTCAATCGGTATCCCAGATGAAAGCGCATCACTTTGTTTCAAAATCGTGACCCTCCATGCTTTCCTTCAAAACTTCATCAAGTACTCGCCAATCCGTAACATCATCAGGCATATCTTCAAAGTACCGACTACCAAATTCATAAAGATGAAAATTTTCTGTAATCACTTCAGAACAACACAGCGCAGAAGAACAATGGAACGCTATAAGAAAAAAAAATAGAAAATGGGAGGGAAACCTAAGGCTATAGAGTACCGGCTGAAAAGCGCCCCCCCTCCCCCTACCATCCCCCGCCTTAAGATATGCCTTGTTTCTATTGATTTCCGAAGTTATCAAAGCAATCCCTCGAAGTCTTCGCCTTCCTCTGAAACTGTTTCCGTGTCTTCACCAAGCTCTAAGCCATAATCATAGTCTTTACTCACAGTGTTAATATCTGGACCTATTCCAGTAGCAGTGTTAAGACAACCTACCTTATCGCCGTAGTAACCAGACGCACCAGGATCGTTTATAGGCTCTTCATTTGGTAATGTTATGGCCTTGGGTTCAGCTCTTTTAGGAACCTCTACTGCATCGATTATCTCGCTCTTGTACCTTTCCGCACCCATTTCGGCCATCTCTCTAATCTTCTCACGTTCTTCAAATGAGCTCATATAATGCAGTGCAGGGGCTACTTTCTCCACGGGCGGGATCTCTTGCACTGTGTTATTTAGGGCACCAAATAAGCGTGTATCAGCCTGCTCCAGTGCTTTGGTTAGGTCTATTGTATGGCTTACCTCTACATTAAGCTTGGGGCCATATCGAGCAGGATTACGCCAACCAACGATTGTACGGATATTCTCTGATCTTCCTCTTGCTATCATGGCATCTGCTACGGTTTGCGCCTCGTCATATACAGTAAGCAACTGGTCTGCTATCTTGTCTGCCCCTATAGAGCGGTTTTCAGTCCATTTTTTTGCAAATAAAGGGTCTTTTATAGCAAATCTCGCTATAGTTTCCCAAGAGATATCACATAGTTTCTCAATTTGTGCTATGGGTGTCCCATTTGCTGCAAGGCGTAGTATATCATCCTGCTTACTTGGTTCAATGGTCATGAATTTAAGACTTCGGTTATGTTCTTGGTACTTCATTGATTTGAGGATGCATAAGTTTTACAGCGTTGTCTAGAAGTTCTACAACATGTTTTGTTTTGGATATTGATTATTCGAATAATATCACGCGTCATAAGTTGGTACATGCGTTGCAATGCATTATTTCGTCATTGAGGACTTAATACGGCATGATGCTATTTACGAGGTATTTTGTCATGAAGAAGATCATATTCGCTATTTTATTGCTTGGATCGATTGTAGCCAAAGCAGACCAAGGCGGTGAAAGCTGGACCGTGGGTGATAAGGTATTTACATCCAAGGCTATGGCTGTACGTTATATCGTTGCGACTGGAAAACGGACTGAAGTAACGCATACGCGCTGTGAGATCCTAACCAATAAGCTCACATTCAAGGCATGCCCAAAAAACAAACTTTCAAACTTTGAGAACGAGCAGTTCAACGGCTTGAAAGTGTCTAAGTAGTTCACTCAAGGCCATGGATGGCACCCCCAAACAACTAAACCGAGGTTACTATGTTAACACGACGCAAAATCAAGTTTTTAATATTTTTCGCCATATTCACCACGTTGTCATTGGCCATGCTTAAAACTGTTCGAGCAGACAACGGAATATACGAGACTAAGTTCTCAAAACAGCAATTAGAGCTCTGGAACTATGTACATCTCGACGATCCGATTGATGGATGTGTGCAACGAGAATTTAAAGATAACTTCGACGCCACAGACAATGAGTCCTTTATGGAGTGTGAGGGATTAGACTATGACTCATGCGATATCGACGACGAAAACGAGGATGTGTGATATGGCAAAACGAAAACTACGCCTTAAAATAACGCACACAGGCATACCATATTGTGAAAGCCGTATCGCCATACACCTAATCAACCCTGATCAACGCGAACTTGACCAGGCCATTGAAGACGCAGAGCGCAACATGTTTTACGAGATTGTTTGCCACTACTCGAACGTAATCCCGATCGAGGCATATGATTGGATGCGAAATAAAAACAATAAATCAATGCAAAGTGCTGAAGATTGTCCATTTTGAAAGGAAACCAAATGAAACTTGAGCCCAAATTTAAAATCAATAAATCAGACCGTCTTTACATAACAGACGATTATTTTTCAAACGGCCATTGGATTGTCGCTCGAAATTCGATTCAAAAACGAATTGATTGCCCAGTCTCGAAACAACTCCAGCAGCTGCTTTGCTTACGCAATGGCGCTTATTATGATGGACCTACGGGGTTCCCAAAGGAATACAGCGGCGACATAACCCGAGTCATTCCAAAACGAGATGAATACTTACCGATCATAGATACGCCAGCCGGGGTTAAATTCGTTGGCAACGCCATACACGCGTATTACTTCTTCATTCAAAAAATAGACGAAGAAACAAGGGAAGACCAAAGTTTTCAAATCTATGTAGATCCATCTTATGTGCCACTTATTAGACTTGGTTATGGGTTTGCAAAATCAAAGCTTGATCCGATTCTTATTTTAAAAGAACAGGATATTAACTCCGATTTGGTCGGCGCCGTCATGCCGATGCGTTTTTGAAGAGGTGAAATATGATGCGACTTAAAGAATTTAAACAATTGAATGCAGCCAAAGGACTTCATTGGTTCGACAAGGGAACTATGCGGTTTTTTAACTCTCGTATTTTAGACTTTGACTGTATCTCTGGGTATTTTATTTCCAGCGAAAAACAACTAATCACTGATCAGTGCCGCTATACGATCCGGAAGGCTGATTTTAAGACCGGGAATGTAACAACCATAGGCGAATTCTGTGAATATTCGACACTAAATCGAGCCCGTACTGCACTTAAAAAAATAAGGCATTCAAAATGAAGTACACCGAAAAAATTCTTTTAAAGACAACTAAGGAACCCCGCGGCAAAAACTATAAAACTACATCTTTTACACTACTTAAAGAAGACTACATTTTATTTAAAAATGTGTGTCAAAGTCTTGACAGATCGCCATCATCTGTACTAAGGGCGCTTGTTAAGCAGCTGATTGAGGATGCGCAATGAAAAAATGCTCAAACTGCTTTCAATTAAAATCGACCGACCAATTTTATGTAAAACGTCAAAACTTTGGCACAAAAAATGCGCCCTTAATAAAGCAGTCTTACCAGTCACGGTGTAAACAGTGCAACGCCGAGGTTGTCCGCGGCTACAATCAAAGAAAAAAACTAAGATCAAATATTTTTTCCTTGCCAACTTAAAATCATAGTCTTATATCCGCTTGGCTTGGCAGCAAAAACTATAAGACATTGATCAAGGCAACTCGTAAGGCATTGGTCACACCGCACGCGATGAGTTGATATTTTTACATCAGCACACAGCGCCAAGCACTTATTGCGTGCGGGTTTTAAAAGGCAGTACTTCATGGCGCAAAACAAACCTGAAATAATAGACTATTTCGACGCACATCAGTTAGCTGGTTCCGATCCATATGATCCAGACAAAGACATTGGATCTATCGATGGCGAACTTCTTAAAAAACTTGTTACTAGCGACCTCGCTAAATCGCTTGAAAATTCCCTCAAAGATCAAAAAAAATGGAAACACGATCGAAAGGAACAAAAATGAAACCATATTTTATAGATAATTTACCAATGAATCTATATCACGCCGGAGATCAACTATCATCTAGTGGCTTAAAAGAACTCGCTTTGTCACCCGCGCATTACAAGGCAAGTCGCAACAAACCATTTGAACAAGAAATTATCGGAACACTTACTCACATGCGGGTATTAGAGCCAAAGCTATTTGAAGACACCGTTGTTTTTATTGAAGGACACCGCGGATCTAAGCTTGTTAAGGCAGAGGTGGAATCGGCTGAGGCAGAAGGTAAAATAGTTTGCAAGCCAGAGGAATATAAAAAAGTTGTTTTAATGTCTGATGCTATTTTGGCACATCCACAGGCTGGTGTTTTATTTCAAGGCGGCGTTGCTGAGCGTTCATTTTATTGGGCAGACCCAGAGACAGGAGCTCTGTGTAGATGTAGGGCTGACTACTTTATCGAAAAAAACATGATCGTTTCGGACATTAAGTATTTTTCAAAACTTATTGATTTTGAACTCCAATGTCAAATTAGAAAAATGAAATACGATTGGTCAGCGGCATTTTACGAAGACGGAATTGGTATTGTAATGGGCAGGCCCGTACAAGTTTTTGCTCACGTATTTGTTGAAGAGCCTCGTTTTGTCGGCGATAACATAGGCGTGCGCGTAGTGACTATCGACGAACAAGATTTAGACGTAGCTCGTCGTGAATTTTTGCCATTAAAAGAAAGTTTTGCCGCCGCATATAAGGATCAAAAATGGCCTTCATATAACCAAGAAATAACAACCATTAGAACATTACCAAGATATTAGGAGAACATATGACAACCGAAAACACAGCCGTTATAGAGAAAAAAACTGAAACCCTTCAAAACATTTTAAATCTAAACAAAGCCCAAATCGAGGCAGCGCTTCCAAAGCATTTAACTGCGGATCGGCTGCTTCGTATCGCAATGACAGAGGCCAGGAAAAATCCTGTACTTCTCGAATGCTCTCAGACAAGTTTTATCGGCGCAATAATCCAGACAGCACAGCTTGGTTTAGAGCCAGGCGGAGCGCTTGGACATTCTTACCTTGTGCCATTTAAAAATAAAAAAACAGGCCAAACCGATGTTCAATTTATTGTCGGATATCGAGGAATGATGGATCTTTCATATCGATCTCCACATGTCGATAGAGTTGTGGCCAGGGCTGTTTATGAAGGTGATAAATTCTTTTTCCAATATGGAACGGAAGAAAAAATTGAACACATTCCTGATCTCGAAGCCAACGGCCAGAAGCTAACTCATGTTTATGCGATAGTGTTTTTGAAGAGTGGTGGAAAAATATTTGATGTGATGGAGAAGAAAGAGATCGAATCTACACGAAAAAGATCAAAGGCAGCAGAGTCCGGTCCCTGGGAAACCGATTACGAAGCAATGGCTAAAAAATCAGTGGTTAGACGTTTGTTCAAATATTCTCCGGTTTCGATCGAACTTCAAAATGCAATCGGTCTTGATGAGGCGGCAGAGCGTGGCGAACAACAAAACGGGTCTTTCATTGAAACCACTGCAGAACATGTCCCTGAAAACAGAGCAACAAAACTAAGCGGAATAATCGCAGAAGAAAAAACAAAACAAAAACCAACAGAATCCGCACAACCGATTCCGATTTCAAAGCCCTCTCAGGATGGCCGAATCGAGCTTGGCAAAGAAATCAATGCCGTCAAAAAAGCCCTTGGATGGACCAATGAACAATTTGCGACAAACGTGCTTCAACAGTTTGAAAAACCCACAGCACAATTAACTGTCGATGAAATGAAAGAGCTTCTTTTTATGATGAACCAAGATCTGCAAGAAAGAGATGGTGTATAAAATGAACAACGAACTCGTAAAATTCGATAAACTAGTGGCCGATGTAAAAATATTTTTGGCTCCAATTAAGGAAATCAAGGTAACTGATCTAAATACTGCTAAATCCGCATTGGACACAGTAAAACAGGTCAAAACATACACGAAGATGGTAGAAGATAAGCGAGTAGAGCTGGTGACGCCGCACAATGATATCGTAAAAGAGATCAATGCGTATGCCAAGCAATTGCTAGCACCGCTTGCCGATGCAGAACGATCAATTAAAGATGGTATTGCTAAGTTTGAATTTGAACAAGAAAAGATACGACAAGCAGAAGCTAGGCGCATTGAAGAAGAGCGCATTGCAAAAGAAACGGCGATTGAACTTAAGCGTCAGAAAAAAGAGGCAGAAGAACGTGCCGCCAGAATTGCCGAAGAAAAACGCATCCAAAGCGAGCTTAGAGCCAAATTTGCTGCAGAAGAAAAAGAGCGCAAAGAATTAGAGGAGCTATTTGGAAAGTCAGACAAAGAAGAAAAACGACTAGCCGCCGAAGCTAAACAAAAAGAATTGGAGGCTGCAAAAGAAGCTGCCAGACTTAGAGAAGAAGCGGCTGAAAAACAAAGAGCTATTAATTTAGCCGCTGCCGAACGTGAAAAACAACAACGAGAAAAAGAAATAAAAAAACAACTGGCCGAGCTCGAAACATCGAGAACCAAGGGAATGCGCAAAACTTGGAAATTCGAAATAATGTCGATCAAAGATTTGCCAAGAATGTTTTTAATTCCTGATGAAGTTGCAATTCGCAAATCCATCCTTTCGGGAACCAGAGAAATTCCAGGAGTTCGGATTTATGAAGAAAGTGAATTAACGGTGAGACGATGACTACCAGAACACAAGCAGCATTTCCAAGGCCACATTCAGAAAATAAATTTAATGAAGACCAAGCCTTTGCACAACAAGGACTAACAAAGCTAGAATATTTTATGGCGATTGCAATGCAAGGACTTTGTGCAAATCCAATAGCATGTCGTGGGCCTGATTATATCGCGGCAGAGGCCATGGATATCGCAACGGCAGCAATTAGAGAATTGGAAAAAGTAACATGAATATTTCTAATTACGAAGACGCTTTCAAAGGAGCTAATAGAATGAAAATAAAAATAGGCGACTTAATTGTATCGGACGACATGGAAGTTGATTTCGAAGACATTACGGGATCTTTAACCATAGAAACTGGAGTTAAATTTAAAGCTAAGAATTTGAAAAAAGTCGGTGGAGATTTGTGCATCCACTCCAACGCGACGCTGAATGTCGATAAACTAGAAACGATCGGTGGAGATTTGTACATCCACTCCAACGCGACGTTGAGTGCTGATAAACTAGAAACGATCGGTGGAAATTTGTACATCCACTCCAACGCGACGTTGCCGAAACTAGAAACGATCGGTGGATATTTGTACATCCACTCCAACGCGACGTTGCCGAAACTAGAAACGATCGGTGGAGATTTGTGCATCCACTCCAACGCGACGTTGAGTGCTGATAAACTAGAAACGATCGGTGGATATTTGTACATCTACTCCAGCGCGACGTTGAGTGCTGATAAACTAGAAACGATCGGTGGAGATTTGTACATCCACTCCAACGCGAC